CGAGGAACAGAGCCATGCGGCTCATGTCCCAAGGGTATTTATTTACCGTGGTTTAGTGGTTTTCGGTGTGCAGGAGTATCTCCAGCGCAAGCTCCGTATCTGGGTCGATGGGCTTGATGTCCCAGCCTCTGTCGTAGTTGCACACGGTTTCGCCGTTTCGCTGAAGCATCAGCTTGGAAATCCTGCCGCCGTCGATTCCGTACTCGGAGCCTTCGTCGTACTGCTTGTACCAGTAGTGGAAGATGCTCTCGTGAACCCGGAGGGTGCCTTCGTGCCAGAGGCGCTTTTCCTCGTTGGCGGGTACCGGGCTTACTTTGATCTTGAAAAGAAAGTCGCCGGTGTTCGATACGCAGAAGTCCTCAACCGTGCAGTTGCTGAAGCGATCCGGTATGTCGCGCATGCTGCCTTCAAAGTAGGTGGTGTCGAGCTTCCGGTTGGTGAGCGTCACGGTGGCGTTGCGGCTAATAAGGTCGTAGAACTGTTCCAGTCTGATCATCGTCGGTTCCTCCTTTACAGTTTGCTGTTTTCGTGTTCCGGCAGGGTCTTGAGGAAGGCGTCAACCTCCGCGAGGGTCTTGAAGAAGTCCTCGTAAGCGCCGAGCCCGCATTCCCGGATCACTCTGTAGTAGCCTTGGCGGTTCTTCAGGAGGCCGAGCTTGTTCTGTTCTGCGATCTTGCAGGCGGTGCGGGTAAGTTTGCCCATGCTCTTGATATCGGTGTCCTTGCCTTTTTCAAATGCGCTTTTGCAGCCGGTGTGGTCGATGAATCTCATTGTGTTTTCCTCCATTCGGTTTTCCTTTTTGCATGTACATATATCACTCTAAACGCCTGAAATAGCAAGTCATTTAGCGGAAATATAGTACACAATCTTTTGGGGATTTGACCGGTCTGAAATTGTGTAGTTTATGCCTCTCCATATAGGATGAAATGCACATATTCTTTCCGGTTCTCCTCGATGAAAACCACCAGCTCGTAGAAGTTGCGCTCGTAGGCAAGGCGCTGGACCGTGTTTGTATCAAACATGTTCGTCAGACCCGTGTCCCGGATGGCGATGATCTGTTCCTTGATTTTCTCAGTCATTGTCGCTCACCACCCTGCAGCTGTCTTCACCGTAGGCGACGGACAGGCCGGAGCCGTTGTCCCATTTGACCATGATGGAGCCGATGTCATCGACGCCGATCACGGTTCCTTTCGTTCCGATTGGAGGAGCCTGAACATCGTCCATGTGGAGCAGTTCCACGCGGGTACCGGGCTTGTAGCGGTCACGGAGCCGCTGTAAGGCTGCTTTAGAAATGAAAGGCATCATTCTGCGTTTTCCTCCTTTCCGTCAGTGTCGGCCTTTTTCGCGCCGCTCTTGAAAGCGGATGAACCGGAAAGGTTGCGAAGCAGTATCTTGCGCTCGGTTTTGAACTCGTCACCGATGAATCCAAGGCGAAGCAGGAAGCAGCGGAATGCGTACTTGTCGTTGTCGACCTCTTTTTCCTTGGCGGTAATCCGCTTCTGGTTCCGGCTCATTTCGCAAAGGGCCGCGATGAAGTGGGAGTAGGCTTTGATCTCTTCGGGCGAGGGCAGCTCCGAAAACCACGGAAATGCGACGCGGTCCTCTTTGATCTCGATGCGGATGTCGTCCACGCCGAGCGCCTTTTTGATCAGGCTGCCTTTTGCGTCCAGCAGCTTTGTCAGGTTGCCGACCGAAACCTTGTCGAGCGGGATCTCAATCACGAGGCCCGTTTCCTCGGCTTCGGCATCTTCCTTTTCCGGGTTGAAACCAGCTGCGGCCAGCGCGATGATGACCGCCTCAAGGGTGTCCTGATCGGTGCGCTCGTCCCAGACCATCGTGCCGTCTTTCTCGACCGTGATGTTGTCGATGACGAAGGCGCATGTGGGCATGAACTTGTAAACCGGCTTCATGCCGATTACCTTGGAAATGACTCCGACCAGTTCTTTGCGCTCGGTTCCGGTTGCGTTGTAGTGTAGTTTTTTCATGGGTTGTACCTCCTTGTTTTTTGGTACTACATATATCACTCTAAACGCCTGAAATAGCAAGCGATTCGGGCGAAATAAATGTACCAAATATCGCAAGGAATATGTGGCTGTTATTCGTCTACATTAGACACTTCGTCGAAGCGAAAAGTAACGCCGTCACGCTGTACGGCGACACCCTCCGAGGAGCCGACCTGTTCGATGTAGCGCTTGACGATGACATCGCAGAACTTCTCGTCCAGCTCGACCGTGTAGCAGATGCGGTCGGACTGTTCGCAGGCAATCAGAGTGCTGCCGGAACCACCGAAGGGGTCCAGAACCACGGCATTGCTCATGGAAGAGTTCATGATCGGATACGCCAGAAGAGCAATCGGCTTCATGGTAGGATGGTCGCCGTTCTTCTTGGGTTTGTCGAACTCCCAGATGGTAGTTTCCTTACGGCCCGTGTACCACTGGTGTTTGCCGTTCTTCTTCCATCCGTAGAGAACCGGCTCATGCTGCCACTGATACGGGGAACGACCGAGTACCAGCGACTGTTTCTTCCAGATGCAGCAGCCGGAGAGATAGAATCCGGCATCTACGAAAGCCCTGCGGAAGTTCAGTCCTTCGGTGTCCGCGTGGAACACATAAATCGAGGCGTCGTCCGTCATGGCAGCTTCCATATTGATAAAAGCGTCAAGCAGGAACTGATAGAAGGCGTCGTTTGCCATGTTATCGTTCTTGATCTTTCCGGCGCTGCCTTCATAGTTCACATTGTAAGGAGGGTCGGTCAGGACGAGGTTGGCCTTTACATCACCGAGCAGGGTTTCGTAGGTTTCCTTTTTTGTGGAATCGCCGCAGACGAGTTTATGCCGTCCGAGCGTCCATACATCACCGGCTTTGGTGAAGGTGGGCTTTTTCAGTTCTTCATCCACATCGAAATCGTCGTCATGGATGCCGTCCTTCAGGCTGTCTTTGAACAGGTCGTCGATCTCTGCGGGATCAAAACCGGTAAGCGACACATCAAAATCCTCTCCCTGCAGGTCTGCAATGAGAAGGGCAAGTTTGTCCTTGTCCCAATCGCCGCTGATCTTGTTGAGCGCGATGTTGAGTGCCTTTTCCTTGGCCTCGTCCAGCTCCACGACCACGCAGTCAACCTCGGTGATACCGAGATCGATGAGGACCTTAAGTCTCTGGTGGCCGCCAACTACGCGACCGGTCGTCTTATTCCAGATGACCGGTTCCACATATCCAAACTCTTCGATAGAGCGTTTCAGCTTTTCATATTCCTCGTCACCGGGCTTTAGGTCCTTACGAGGGTTGTATTCAGCGGGCAGAAGTTCCGCAGCTTTCTTTTTCTCAATTAACATATCAGACCCCACTCAGCGAAGCGCTCGAAGCCGCCTTTCTCGCGGATGAACTGCCTTGCCGTTTCTACAATTTCTTTATATGGAACTCCGTCCACCATGTCGTCACCGATGGCGCAGCAGAGCTCGACCGGGTTGCCGGTTTCCTGTGCCTTGAGCCACGCATAGATGTTGATGCTGACATCGGCTTTGGAGAGGTCCTTGCCGTGCAGACCGCCTCCGGTAATGGAATCGCCCATGTCGGAACCGAGTTTGCGGTTGGTAGCGCCGGAGTCTACATCCGTGCCGCCAGTCCAGTCACCGAGGGGATTGATAATGGCGGTGGGATAGGTTTCCTTCAGGTGCTCGGTCTCGGCATGGCTCTGACAGAGCACGAGATGATCGCCGTCGATGATGTATTTGCCGTCAAAGGGATACACATCATAAAGGAAGCGTGCGATCTGCGTCAGTTCGCGCTGTTCGTCAGTGACCGGGACGCCCTTGAAGATGCCGTTATCGCCACAACGAATGTGGTCGTTCTGATTTTCGGCCAGCATAGCGTCCTGCGGAACCTCGAAATAGTCCGCGTGAAGACTGCCACCGATGCGGGTAACGGTATCCTGCACCTCTTCATTGGTGAGATGTACCGAGGTTTCCGCTATAATGTGGCAAACGCCGTGGCCTATCAGTATCTCCACGGCGATTTTCGGGTTTTCTGCTTTTTGATATGCAAGATCGACAAGGGCTCCGGCGATACGGTCGGCCACCTTGTCGGGGTGCGCGGGATTTACTTTTTCAAACATAATTACATTCCTTTCCGAGCAGTGAGTAGCCGCTCCATCAAATCATCTTGTGGGCTTCTGCCGCCGTACTCCACGGCACAGTTTTCTTTTACGATCTGGTAAATCTGATACCAGACCTGATTGACCTGCTTCATGTAGGTCTGGCTCATCGCCACATAAGGAGAAGCGATAGCATTGCCGGTTGTCGGGTGCTTGGCCAGAAAACCGAACTCGCTGATCGCTTCTTCACATTGAATCCATCTGGACACGGACATGGCGTACTGCTCGATCAGCTGGTTGTTTACTAACATTTCACAGCCACGAGCCTTTAGCCAGTTCCATGTTTCCTTATAGACCTCCTCGGCGCACAGGTCTTTTCCATTTTTCTGTGCTGCGCGGAGGTATTCTTTTACCGGTGGAACATCCACGCCTTCAATATCGGTCGGTTCCGGGAGAATCATCGCGCCGTTTAATCTGCCGTCTGCGATTTTATCGACCAGAGCTTTTGACTTTCGGCCTGCTCCCACGCGCTGACCGCCGCGCATAGTACCGTCTTTTGCCACGCTTTTCACCTCACTTTCAGGGCAGAGGGGTTAATACCCCGTTTGATTTCTGTTTTTTGCGTTCGTGACCCCACGCCGCTGTCCGCGTAGCAAGGTCGTAGAGATTTGACCCGCCCTACCGGTCGCCAATTTCGTGGTGGATTTTGGTGTGGCAGGACTGACATAAACTCATCAGGTTATCTCTTGAATGGGTGCCGCCTTGGGAGATCGGTTTGATGTGATGAACCTCTTCGACAGGAGTGAGACGTCCTTCCTTCAAACACATCTCGCATAGCGGATGCTCCTTCACATAGCGGTCCCGGATACGCTTCCAAGCTCTGCCGTACTTCTTGTTGATGTCCGGGCTGCGTTCATACTTGTTGTACCGGTCGCGTTCCAGCTTCTCGTGCTCCGGGCAGTAGCGCCTGTCCGTCAGCCTTGCACAGCCGGGGTACGCACACGGTTTCTTAGGACTTCTTGGCATTCTTTCACTTCCTTCCGTGGAACAGTTCACGGAGCTTGTACTTGATGATGTACCAGACCTGCTCCAAGTAGCCGACTTTCCTGTAGGCCATAATCGCTCCTTTCTGGCATAAGAAAAGCCCACGAAGGCCGAAGCCCCGTGAGCCGTTCTCATTTTCTTTTCCCATTATAATCATATCATAACGGGCAGGTGTCTTTCAGTGTCTTTTCGTGTCCAATTCCGGGATTTTGACATTTTCTAATGCCCGATTGTGGAGCTTGTGAATATAGCGCAGGTCATAGCCCATGTCCACGGCGATCTTTTCCCAAGAAAGGTAGCACAGATACCGCTTTTCGAGCAGCGCCTGATGTTCCGGGTTATCCACGGCCTTGATAATGGCCATGATTTCCTTCTTCAAGTCGAGCAGCTCGTTCATGTCGTCCCTGATCTCATGTTCCAAGTCGATAATCTTGCACACGCAGTCGGCCATACGCGAAGTGGTAGGGCTCGGATTACGCGGCATTCCGGTAAGGACCGAAGAACACGAAGTGGCGAGATCGTTTAACGACTCGATTTGCTGGAGCTTTGATTTGATGCGCATGTCCAGATAACGCGCCTGTGATAAGTAGCTTTTAACCGTCATAGTTCCGTTTCTCCTTCCGAAGTTTTTTGATCAGGAGGTCCGGGTCGAGACGGGTCAATATGGCAAACCAGTCGGAGCGGAAAAAGGCTTCTATTTCCTCCTGCTCCTTTTCGTTATCCGTCAGGCGGTAATCTTCAACAGCCCGGAGAATAATCGCGTTTGCCAGATTTTCATAAGGG